ATAATTCAACCTGTATTACTATAAGTGCTAATCCTACTGCAACAAACTCAAATACAACTCTTACATTTGGTGAAACTTCTATCACAAAAAAATATGGGCAGTATTACTATAAAACTTTAAGTATGTCTAATGGTGAATTTAATCTATTAAATAGTAAATCAACCGCTATTGAAGATTCAAAAACTAATATGTATGAAAATTCTTGTAAACTAAAATTTCATTCTATCGCATACAAATTTTCACCGAATACTGCTTCTAATAATCTTAATGAATTTGATAAAACAGGAACAGGTGATAATATACAAATGGATTATGATATGAGAGGTTATGGGAGTCCGTATGGGAGTTTATTTAGTGGACGAAACCTTAGATTACAAAGAAGTCTGACACAAACAAAATATCCTAGTACATTTAATATTCTTGGTGATGGAACTGATTCATCTGAAATTGAATCATTAAGAAGTTCTATTGAACAGATAGATACTTCTGCTGCAACTCTTTTCTTTTATGTAAATAGTGATGTTTTACCATATTCTTCTTTAAGACAAGATAGCCTAATGGATGGCAATAAAGACATCCAAAAATATAATATGTTTTTATTAGAAAATAATAAAAACATTGATGGAGAATTAGAGTACACAGAAACAACATCAGGAAAAAGAAAACTATTAACTGATAAATCTTTTCAAAAAATTTCTTTTGATTCTGAACAAGATGTAAGTTCTCTTAAAAGATTTGGAATAATGAGACTAACTGAGATGTGTTTTGATGCCCACTTTAATATAATAAATCCAGAAAAACCAACAATAAATGATAAAAAGCATATACGGCTTAGTGATTTCGATGCCTACCATTTTGAAAGCACCGCAAATACTATTCATGTTTCTAACAGCGCAAGTGCTGGGAATAATAGTATAGTTTTAGATGTGGTTGGTGGAAGCAACCCTGCAAACGGAGAAGTCCTTTATGATTCTGAGTTTAGATTACTTGGAACAGTCCAATCTTATAATGCATCAAGTAAAACAGTTACTTTTGCTTATAATACAAAGTTAAATTATGATAACAGTTATACTTCTGGTTTAATATATAAAAGAGAAATAAAAGTAAATGTTAAGTTAAAGGGAGCAAAAGATGCAGATTCGTTTATATCTCACGATAGAGCACATTTGCAAAAAGGAGCATTAGTTACTGAAAACTATGCTAGTCATGCTAATGATTTTTGGGCGCAACATTCCGATAATCATTCACAAGTATTAGGCCTTACTTCGGTTGAAAAAATTGCTCATCCAATTAGATTTAATTATCCTAGAACTGATGATTTAAGATTTACTGCTCCTAATGGCCCAATTTCTCCATATTCTGCTCAATCGCTGTTTCAATTACCAAGCAGACCATTTCATTTCTTCTATGAAACACCTTCATATGTTTTTAGTAATTGTAAAGCAGTTATTTTAGATACATATAAAATAGAACAAGGCGGATTAGTAGAGGTTGAAAAGGGTTTAGCAATACCAACATCAGGGTTTAACATTAGACAATTTGATGACCTTACTAGTGAACATACTGATATTTTTATGTTAAAAAATGACATAACCACTTTTGGAAGAGAAACGCCCGCTTCTTCTGCTAATACTGGTTTAGCCGCTTCGGGTTCGGCACAATATGAGGCTTCTGGAGCAAAATTGTGCTTTGTTCCTCGTTTGTCTTATGTTGCATCTGAACATGATTCTTCCGTTACAATTGGTTCTTCTAATGGCAATTTATTTTCAACAGGATTTGTTGCTTCTTCTATTGCTGGTAATTTTTGGTTAGATTTTGTTGATATTACTGGTTGTTATTTAGTTGCAGAAAGCGGATATGATACAGATTTAAAAACAGTGCATCCAACTGGAACAAGTAGAACGACTACTACCACAAATACGGGAGTTACTGAAGGAGGAACAATGAGTAGAATGGATAATCGTATGCCTGATTCAATAATATATGTTGTTTCTCACGAAATAAATAACACAGGTTCTGTTAGACACACCTTGACAACTGATTTTCAATTAGAAGATGGAACCTCTTATAGAGTAATGAAACCGAATGAAACTGCCTTTTATGATAAAAGTCCTAAAAAAATAAACTTAAACACTCTTTCTGCAGAATATACTAAGAAAGCCAATTCTGATGAAATGTATTCCCCAAAGCAGGAGTTTTCAGTTAAAAGAGGCTCTCGTTTAAAATCTGCTACAATGGATAGTTTTGGCCCAATCAACGAAGCGATATTATCTATGTATGTTGCGGTTGATTTGGATAAACAAAGTAGTGATGAGACTTGTATTGTTTTGAGAAAGGCAAAGCATTTTCTTTCAATTTTATCTGAAGGAAATCATTCATTATATATGTCAGATGGAAAAAACAATCAATTAACTTCTATTCACGTTTATGATACTGCAATTTTTCTTAGCGGTGCGGAAAAACAAATACAACTTAAATTTGGTGACATTAAGGAAATGAATGGAATCGTCAGTGTTTCTGAGCCCTTCACTGTCTCTTCTTTTAATAAAATTGACATTGACCCAACAAGAGCCTGTATAGGAACAACTGTTTCTATCGGGTTAGAAGGAGAAGATTTAATAAATGAATTATTAGAAAGAGAAGGAATTACTTTTGACATACCAACGAACACTAGTTCTCCTATTTTTATGTCTCCTAACTTTCAAGGAGTTGATTTATATTCTGCTCTTAGATTTGTTTCAGAAAGAAAAAATATGAGAATTATTGAAGAAAATAATGTATTTAAGGCTATTCTCGATGATAGTTCTTCAATACACACTAATATTACAATAGACGATAGTGATAAATATTTAATTAGCGACTTTGAAAAAGTTCAAACGCTATTTGATTTCTATAATGAAATAATTGTTTATGGGCAAGGCCACAAAGCAGTAAGAAAAGATATTCGTTCTATACAAAAAAGAGGAAGAAAAACATTAGAGGTTGTAGATAACTCTTTAATTACTCAAGGAGAAGTAAATGAGAAAGCACTAAAACTTCTTAGATTGCATTCAAAATTTAATACAAAACTTACCTTTACTATGCAAAATAAAGGAATAAATCAACTTAGAGTTGGCGACCTTGTTAATGTCTCTATACCTAGAGAAAACATAGAAATGTCTGAATTTATTATTTTAGAAATGGAGCACCAATTAACAGGATTTATTAAATTACAACTTGGAAGATTCTCTAAAGATTTATCTGATATTTTTTCTGAATTACTAATGTCGTCTAAAGAAACAAAATCAGCGTTAAGAACAGACAATCTATCATTTAATGAAGTTTCATTTAATTTTTCGGATAACATAGACACCAAAGAACTTAAATTGTTGGTTCGTAAGAGAGAAGCGACGGGGGCATCGAGGACTCTTGGGTTCACAACGTCCTTTGGTTTTTCAACAAATAGCGAACTTGGTTTTACAGGCGGAGAAATAACAATAACTGATTTAGTGGAGGAAGAATTAGCATGATTACAGACAAATTAACAACAAAGATAGTAGACCATATTAAGAATAATTTATTTGATAGTGCCGATATAGGCTTAGGAGGAAATTCTACAAACCCAACAAGCAACGCATTGGATGTTCCTCTTGGTTTAACTCTAAATCCTTCTAATGGTGGATTAACTATTACTAGTTCTTCATTAAATGTATTAGAAGTAAAGGTATCAGTTGCAGGAAGTAGCATTCAAGGAAAGGTAATTCGTGAGGTTGGGTTATTTGATGGTAGTGATATGGTATATAGAATTAATTTTGATGGAGTTGGCCCATTCTCTACAACAGAAACATTAGAACTATTTATATTACTGGAGGTTGAATGATATGGTAAGTAATCCGCACTTTTATGGACAAAGCACACATGGAACACCTAATCAAATAGAAGATGGTGTAGATTTCCCACATACAGGGATTATTAAAGCCCTTTCGGACGGGTTAGGTCAAAACTATGCAATTAGTGGTTTTGATATTACTGTTGATAGTGCTTCTCAAATTGATGTTGGTGCAGGAGTTATCTTTAGAGATGGTAAAAGAATTGCTATTAGTGCAGTTTCTAATTTAACTTTAGGAAGAACTAACCCTAGCGAAAATTCTTATCATTTAGTCGTTGTTGATAAAGACAATGCGATTGTTATTAGAAGTCCAAGTGCTAAAGATAAAGTTGCTGAATATACGGTAAGAACTCTCAGTTCTGGTTCTTCTACTGCTCATGTTCAAGGAGATACAATTATTGCCGTAGTAACGCATGATGGAACAACAAATGTTCCTATTCAATATTTAACTGTTGATAAAGCAGAAAATTCTGCGTCTATTGGATATAGCAATAGTGGAACATATACTGAGGCTATGTCAATAGAAGGAGACGCAACAAGAACTTTATTTAAGAATAAAGTTGCTGATGCTGACATTAGATTTGTATTAGCAGATAATACGGCTGATGAGAGATTTGAGATTTATAGTGATGATGATTCAGATGGAGATGAAGGAGATACTGCTTTATTTACAGTAAATGGATTAGGTGCGACTTCAATTGCAGGAACAGTTAATTTAGGAAGTGTAGCCAATGCTGGAACAGATACAGATAAATTCTTAGTTTTAGATAGTGGCGGAAATGTAGATTTTAGAACTGGAACAGAAGTAAGAAGCGATATTGGAGCAGGAACATTAAGTGCAGAATCAGATACATTAGCAACAGTTACAGGGAGAGGAAGCACTACTAGCACAGATATTACTTGTGGGTCTATTATTTCAACAACAAATCAAAATATATCATATGAAGTTATTACCAATGCTGCGCCACCAATAACAGGAACTAAGACAGTTGTTTATGCACACGACCTTTCAGCAGTTGGAAATACTGCTGCTTTACCTGCACCTGCTAATGGAAACATTCTTTATATTAAAAACATATTTACAAATCCAATAACAATTACAGGAACTCCTTCAATTAACATGAATGATACAACGCATCCTAAAATTACTGCACCAAATACAATTACATTAGCCCCATTTGAACACGTTACGTTACAAGCAGTTAATGATTCTCAAGCACCGTTAATTGTTGGTCATATGATTATAAGTGATTGAAATGCTCTCATTTAGCCCAACAAAACTTATAATAAGCGAATTTAAAATAGGGCATTGAAGAAAATCCAAAAAAAAGAGAGGGAGCATACGCTCCCCCTCAATTTGTTTTTTCCGACCAAATAGCATTACAGGCTCTACATTCCCACAATTTTACTTGTTCAGTAGAACCAACATAAAAGCCAAGTAATCGTCTTGCTACTGTCTTTTCTTTACAGTAGAAACATTCTTGCTTTAATGCCATATCATCACTTTTGGCTATCGTCGCCCATCAAACGCTTCATGTATTCTTCAACGCTTTCATCGGTGATATTAGTTCCACCAAAAGCAGCAAAGAATAAAAGCATAAGTATTGCAACGAAAAAGATTAAGCCAATCCATTCCCATGTTGTCATTACCACATCACCTCTAATTCTTTATGTTCGCCTTCTTCCAAAGAAAAAGCCTTAACGATACCATTTGTTTGTCCATACTTCCAAAGGTCATAGACTAATTGAGTATCTTTCATACAATACTCAACAACCTCATCATATTGACCTGCTTTCCATAACTTAGGAGCATCAGCACTATCCATCAATTTAAAATCATCCATAGTACATTTTACCAGATTTTTTAACTGAAATCTTTCTCCATGCTCTTTCAAAAGTATTCTTGAAGTATCAATAAATTGTTCTTGCTTGATATACTTATTGATACAATAAATATCCATAGAATCCCTAAGAATAGGCAAATCAAAAGCCTTAATGTTATGCCCTAGTAATAGTCCTCCCTTCTGAAAATGATTATCTAAATCATACTTAAGTTCAGAAAGAGGTTTAACGGTATGGCCTGACTTAGCAAAAGTATCAACGGGTTCATCAACATAAACTGTTCCATTTTGCCCATCCCATGTTGCTACGGTTGAAACCTGAAACATATGGGTATTGCCGAAACCACCAATATCATACGACATATTCTTGGTTTCTAAATCAATAGCCAATACTGACATATCATTCACCACTAGACCAAAGTTTGCTAATCTTTTCCGTTTCTTTATCTACTTTAGGTTTTTCATCTAAGTCTGTTCTTCTTTTCAAAAAACAAACAATTTGAGAACCAGCGACAATAAGTTGAGAACAGCATTCCCAACCATCTTCACCATAAGTATTTAATGTATCAATAATTACTTTTGGCCCTTTTGCTACTTCAAAAACTAGGTATGTATTTTCCCACTTCATTCTTCATCACTCCTTATTAACTTAACATAAGTCCTATTACTTGCACCTTTTTGTTCCTCAAACTTGTGTCTAATTACATCAAAATGCCGATACACCTGCGCTCTTGATTTTTTTGCTTTGGTTCGGACTTCTGTTAAGAGTGTTGTTTTATTGACAAAACCTTCATCATCTTTCTTCATTTTGCTATAAACATCCATAAAGAGTGATTCAAGCGAGTTTTCGGCTATGCTCTTGCGCTTCGCTCGTAGGCTATCAGTTAGCCAATCCACCAATGACCTATAACATTGTCGGACGATTGTTGATGCTTGACGGACATTATGCCCTGTAACAACGAATCTTTGGTTTTTATCTTTAATTGAAGGAGCAGATGCAACACTACAAAGAACAGACATTTTATACAGAATCTTCATCAAACGGGTGGTAAAATTACCCGCAATCTTAGCAACATGGCTCGGATAAGATTGAATATACATACGCATACTTTCGTATTCAAGTCTTAGAACTTGATTAAAGTCTGGAGTATATTTCATTGTTTTAAGAGGGTCGCCTCCTACTTCATTGAATCTATCACGGGTTAATTCATAGAGAGTAAAGATAGCCTGTGCATATTTGTCAATTGGTGAATTAACTTCTTCAACCGTTCCTGCTTTTTCAATTTGTTCAAGACGCATCTTATGTTGAATAAATTCAGGAACATCCCAAACATATAACAACATTCTTTGTAGAACACCCTTTTCTGCCATAACATCGTTTAGATTGGTTGGAGGATAAGTCATCGCTAAAACAGAACGCTCACAAAAACATTCCATAATCATGCCACCAAAAGAAGTCAAAGCCTTAGAAATAATCCAAGACTCACCTGCTAATGAGTTCATCAAAGTATTGAGATAAACAATTGAATTTTCTTTATGCTGGCTTTGTTTAAAGATACCAGAATATTCAAACTCATCCCAATGAGCAAGACCATTTCCTTCTAAAACTCCTGGCCTTCTATTATATTCTACTTCTCCGTCATCATTAACTTCTTTATCATAACCACCAATAAGAACAGAATCAGTATAATCTGTTACACCAAAAGTATTGAAGATTCGATTCATAGGTAAGTTATTTCTTACAAATGGAGGGTGTTTATTACTAGAATTAATTTTATTAAATGTTCTCTCTGCAACAGGCCCAACAAAGTTCCATAATGTAGATTTGCCAGTTCCGCTTGTTTGAACCCAACAGAAATGTATTCTTGTATCTTCATGGTTTCTTCCATTAGGAATAGTAATAAAATCTTTTACTACTTGGCCTAGAATGTTAAAGAAACAAATCCCAGCAGGTATATCATTGTAATGTGATACTTCAACTGCTGATGCTTGAAATTCTCTAACAATTGCTGGTAATGCTTCGCTGAAAACACCTGCGTTTGTTTCAAGTGCTTCCATGTATTCTTCTTCGTTGTATTCTTCATTCATATTTTCACCTTCTCTTCCGAGTTTAATGTGGAGAGTATTCTGTTGGCTAAGGTTTCTCCGATTCCCTCAATGGCTTGTAATTCATATACTGAACACTCACCTATTTCCATAATAGAGCCAAATTGTTTTATTAGTTCTTTTGCTTTTTTAATTGATACGCCTTTGATACTGCTTAATAAATCTAATCTTAAATCATCTGTTGTTAATCTTTTAAATACTTGTGGTGCTATTACATCTCTTGTCATTGGTTTCATTTTACTTACTGCTGTTATAATTAATGCTGCTTCTTCTTCTGTTTCTACCCATACTGGTTTTACATCTGTATCAAGAATTAACCTGCCAATAGCAGCAAGAAACTTCTGATTTAACATAACGTTTCTGCTGCTAATTGGCATTTTACTGGGTGAATTTTGTATTACATTCATAATTGCTTCATCAAGACTACCATGAATAATTACTACATTTGTTTTATAGTGTCTATCCATATTATCAATTTGAGTCCATAATCTTTTTGACATCACCGACCCTAAGAAATCTGTGGTGGACTTTGCTTCAAAACAAACATCATCATAAACATAATCGCCTATCTCAATCCAACGCTGTTCATACTGTATATTTAAGCCCTTTGCTTTTTGCATAACTAGTTTGGCTAATTTAGACTTCTCTCTTGAATCAATTACCAGCATTGTGATACCTCCAACATTTACCAACACAATACCCATCACTAATTAATTTATCACAATGGGGCGTATTGTAGTTATTGAATACTGTAAATCTTGCGTGTTTTCTAGTTTCGTTCTTATCCCAATCAAGCCATACCGAATTAGATTCAGCAAATACTCTTTCAAGTTCTTCAACGACTAATTCAAGCACTTTCAATTTTTCTTGTCCTGAAGATAAATCACGATAGCCCGATAGTAAATCACGATACCATGAAACGAGGTATGCTCTTGACATATGCGAAGGATTCTCCGTCATTACCGCATTGTGCAAACAAGGCAACATTGGGAGTTTTCCTATCGTATCGGGAACAGAAATCTCGCCTCCAATCTCTTCAAGGGGGGGTGCATCGGGAAATACAACCTCGAAATTACCACCCTTTTTGAACGGAATATGGCGAGGCTTCTTAGCAATTGATAGTATTTCTTCAAGAGGCAAAGAAAGGTCATCAACGGTCAAAGGAACGCAATAATAAGGATTACCATTCTCATCGGCTGATGACATATTAACTGTATTTGGAACTCTTCGTAGTCTTGTTTTTTGACCTACTCTATCATCAAGAGTAATCTTACTTCCGACTTTTGCTTTCAAATATTCTTTAATTTCACGAAAAAATGTTTGGACATTTCTCATATCTTTTGTTCTTTGTCCAAACAAAAACAAATGAAATCCACGACCTGAAAAAAACAAGGTGTGTTGATAATCTTTTGTAATAACCAAATCCATCACCTTTTTAACATCTCGCCAAGCCAATTCTAATTCATCGTTATGTGCATCAAAATCAAGAAAAATCCTATCAATAATAACTGAGGATTCTACTTTTGCTTTCTCCGTAAAATGTTCAAAGTCATAGACCGTAGTATACACATTCGTCCTGTTATTTTGAGCATTAATAAACTTAGCATAATCATTCCTCGTTCTTTTTACTTCTCTTTTCATCTGTGGTGCGTTCTTTATGTGACTTCCCGCCCACACTTCTCTCGGAAACTTCATTATCTTTACCCCCAAAATTAATTGTTGCTCCATTGAGCAATTGTTTGATTGTCATAGCGATTTCACCGTTTAACACGGTCATTACCGTTAGTTTGAGAACATCTTCAAAATATGCACCGACATAATCTTCTTTGATTCGCAAGTCTTGAATTAGTTTGAACTTTTCCATAAGTGTCATTTCTGAATAAATATCCTGCGATAAATCGGCTACTGTATCATTGAGATTAGAAATCTCATTGAATGTCCAATTCCTACCAAGCACTTTCTTTTCAATTAGTTCTTTCATTTTCTCCCTCCATAGTCATTATTTTCATAATAAGAAAATCACTAAACGATAAAGGCGGTTGATAATTAAACTTCAATTGGTCATATAACTCCTTTAGTTCAATTTTGTATTCTACAATTTTTTCTCTTTTTACTAATGTTTTTCTCATATTATCACAACCACGCATCTTCTTGAGCCGCAGGACAAATACCATAATAAGAACAATACTCGGAGCAGGTTTGTCTCCAAAAACTAGTCGCAAATTCTTTCTGTTCATAAGAATGAATTAACTTTGCAAAATTATCCCATAGTGCGGTCATTGACCTCTTCTTTACTTCTTCAACAGTAATATGATTAGCAACAGGATAATACCAACCCCAATGACTTACTTCCATATCTTTTGTCAAACCATATTTTTCAAGAATTTCTTCAGGAGAATTTTCAATCATCAATTGATAGAATGCCATTTCTTGACGCATTCCACTCATTTTAGAATCTTTCCAACTACCAGTCTTGTATTCAAAGGGAATTAGTTTGCCGTTTTCAATAAATACACGGTCAATAATACCTTGAAGTCTTACTACATAGTCTCTTTGAAGTGGATATTTCTTACTTATATTCTTAGGAATAGTAATTTCACAATCAAATAATTTCTCATTGATTACTGGTAGAAACTCATCTACTCTTTCTTCACTTCTTGCTTCAATAAATCGTTGTGCTTCAAATGCTGCTACTGTTAATGAAATATCAAAATAATCATCAATTGGCATTAAAGATGTGCAGTATTCAAGAACTTCTGAATTATTCATAGATTCTGCTTTCTTAATATCAAACTCTTCAAAGAATGCTTCTCGGTGATTGTGTAGTGTTGTTCCCTTTCTCATGGCTTCTGTTTGGTCTTGAGGTAATCTTTGAATATAAGCAAACTCATACTTCTTAGGACACCAACCAAAACTATTTACTAAAGAAGATTTACTTATCTTCAAAATTGGTTTTGATGGGTCATCATAATTTTCTGGTTGCCAATCATAAGTAAATGGCCTCATTGATTTAATTCTCGCTTCGTATTTTTCATCTATGTCCATTTTCTTCACCTCAATTTCATTAACTCAACAAATGCTTTATATTCGCTATCTAACATATCAACATACCAAAGAAGAAAATCCTCAAAGGACATATCTTCTTTAACAGTTAATTGAAACTTACCATATTCATAAGTCCATTTTTCTCTTATTTTATCTAAATTATCTTTTTTCATATTTTCACCACCATTCGTCAAGGCTTGTCTGTAATTTTCCCGTCCGTATGGCCGATATATCCCAGTCCATCGCCTTGAAAATCGGTTCGGCCTTCTTTACCACCTGCGAGGCATAGAACTCAAGGTCTGGACGATAACCAGCAAAATCCTTAACGGTTGTGCCTGATATGTATTCAACATCTCGCCTTTCTTGCGTTAAAGGATGAGTATAAAAATCATTTACACCCTTTACTTTTAAGTAAATGTAAGAATCATCAAAATTAGCATCTTTCTTTTCCCAAGCATACAAAACACCTGAAATACCAGCACCAAATGTAGGTTTCTTCCCATCAAGAGTTGTAAATTTAGTCGTTTCTGTCGCACACTTTTCACATACTTTATGTTTCAAGTTAATACAATCACGAACATGATACTTTGTATTACATTCAGGGCATTTTACCGTAAAACGATTTTGCCTTAGACGGCTTCTTTTGATAAGAGGCATTATGCTCAATTCTCCATCAAGAACCATTGTATATTGTCGGTGTAGATAATTTACAATTTCTGCTTGTGTTTTACCTTCAACCCACATTTTAAGAGTATCAGTTTGAATACGCTTAGCCAATTTAGTTTCACTAACACGCTTTGCCGTAAATCCAGTCATACTGAACTTTGGCTTTTCTAACCATTCTCCATCTTCCCAAGATACCAGTCCTGCATTTCTGTTTTTGGTTGTTCCAACACCTAATGCTGAATAATACTTTTCAAACTCAAGAACAACAGGATGATTGTCTAATCCCATTACATTAGGAAAATGTTCTCGCACTTTTGTTTCAATCTTTTTGATTGATTCCTGTGCTTCTTCTACTGAATCTATCTGAACATAGATAGAATCAGTATGACCATAAACTACTTTCATGCAATCATCTCATATAGTCAAACAATATCCCAACAGGTTGTCCTGATAGTCTAGCCACTTCTTCTTGTAATTCACGAATACAATTTACCATCTTAATAATATTGGTATCTTTATTGTAAATCATATCTAAGTCTTTTTCTAGCCCCTTAATCTTTTGTTCAAGGTTTGCTACTTTTCCTTCTAATTCTTTTATTTCTTTGCTCATAATATCACCGTTATAATTGTTATGATGGTTGCTATGTTCACGATATTTACCATCATCAATATCTTATTTGATTTTGCTATCATAGCCAGCAATTCTTCTAATAACTCATTAGTCCTGTCCATCATCATATAAATCACTTATCTTCATTATAATGGCATTTCTTTTGAGATTGTTCATCATCTGAAATAGTTCTTTTACTTCTTGTAAAGTAATATCCCATGTGTCTTCTGTATCGTAAGATACTTCAATTGTTACAATTTTCTTTTTCATAAATATACCTCCATTCATCCTTTATTGCCCAATGTTTAGTTCTTGATTTATTTCCAACAGGGTCAGCATAGGGCTTTAGAAGTCGTGCTATTCTCGCTGTCTTATAATACTTACCATGCTCTCTTTTGTAAAAATCAATTATTTCATCTAATTGAAACTCATCGGGGTTTTCTACCTGTTGTAGAGATTCAATTAACTTCTTTTTGATTCTGTAATTTCCTGAACTTCTTCCCATTTATTCCATCTCCTTTGGTTTGATAAATGTTTTTTTACCTTCTTTACGAGAAAGAAAAGACGCTTCTTCTTCTTTGAATTTTGCATATGCCCTTGCTATACTACATTGATACTTTTTACAGTATGCGTTTAATATTTTATTTTTATAGACCCAGCCCGAATCAGCAGTAGGTAATAAAGTAATATATACTTGCGTAAAATCTGTTTTTTTCTTTAATGAAGTAAATGCTGACGTAATGTAATTAAGAGCGTCTCTAGGAGAAATGTCTAACTCTTCAATAATTTGTGCTATTTGCTGAACTAATTTATTATCATTATGATAGTCTAATATAGAATGTATTTTTTCTACGGGAACAGAAAACCACTCTCCTTTAATATGTAAAGAACGAAATTTGTCATGATACTTTTTTTCTAATCTATGTGGGTCATTAGTTTTAATAAATCCTAATAATTCTATACCAAAAGGACTAGCAGTTTCCATATCTCCTATCCTATGAAAAGGATTGTTATAGTTAGACATTCCTATTTTAATAGGGTCTAATCCCTTATGTTTAACAAAATAAATACATCCCATTTATTCCATCTCCTTTGCAGCAAAAGCAGCCAATCTAATTGCTTCTCTAGCACTAGCAGTAATACTAGCGGCTAAATCTACATCAGCCCATCCAAATCCTTGAAAGGCAACAATGCCATAAAAAGAAGCCATTAATCGCTTTACTGCCATTTGATTGTTATACCACTTAGCATACTCGCCATTGTTTGTTTCTCTTGCTTCTCGCATCAAACGCTTGTATTCATTCCTTAACTCTTTTAGTTCGAGAACTGCTCTCGGTAAAAGACCTAATTTATCTGTTTTGTAATAAAGCATCTGTTCTCTCGATGTTTCGCTAAAGTCTCTCGGAGTAAGAATATTAACTGCAAATTCTGTTGGTTCTTCAGATTTAGTTTCCCA